TTCATCAAGTTTTTTTGGTGCGCTTGGCGTGTAATACTTAACAACATACTTTGCATTCATAATGTATTTATTAAAACGTTCTGGAGGAATTTTATTTCCCCCAAAAACGTCCAAATAATAGTCTAAATTAGGCATTACTCGGCTTTTACTGCAATTGTAGCAGTTCCGCATTTTAATGCTTTATTATCTTTATCAACTTCTACTACAACAATTTTATTACCATTGATTCCATCAATATCACTTGTACCGTCCCAATTAGTATAGCCACTTGTGCATACTTGACCAAATTGTGGTTTTGTTGGGTTAGCTGCCATTTTGATTTTATAACTGTTTCCCTCTCCTAATGTTGGTGTAACGGTTAATTTTGTCGCTCCCGTTTTCGTTCCAGCCACGGATTTTATTGTTAATTCACCTAATTGTGATTGTACTGTTTTTCTTAATAATGTTTGTTTCTTAGTTACTTTGTAGCCATAAACTTGACGTCCTTGTACTGCACTCGCACCGATGAAGTTACCCGATCCTTTTAAATCATTAACCGCAACTGGCACTTTCCAATCTTTAACCCTGTGGCACCAATTAGGATGACCGAAGATAATTTCAGTTGTTTCATCGGCATATGTACACTCAATAATGTTGTAACCAGCAATTTGACCGATAATTCCTTGTTTGATTAGTGTTTCGTTTAATTTATCCGCTGCTAAGAATTTTGGTTCATTTAATAACAACTCATAAATTTCGGGTGTTACAATTGCAAAACGGCCAATTTTAGGTACTCCCAATTTAGAATGTTTAGTACGTGCTTTAGTAAAAAATGAATAAACATTATCATTTGTTAATGCAACAGTACCGCCAAATTCAGTGGAATTATCTTCTAATGTTTTCATACCTACACTATCTAAACTCAAAGCCAATGAATAGCCAGCACTGTCTAATCTATCAGCTACTAAATTGTCGGGTACTGTTTGAGCGGTATAACCATCAATTAACTCATTTACTGCTTCATCTTGATTGATTAACATATCTTCGTAAGTTGTACTGCTCTCAGTTAAGTCAGCACCTTTTGAACGATCGTATCTATTCACTTCTACTTCTGTATCACGAACGGGGATTTTAACTGCACCAGCTTTCGGGTCACCCTCATAACGATTATTAAAAACAACTCCATCTTTTAATACTAATTCATTTCTTAATTTAATATCAATTAATTTCGAATATCTCACTTGACTTTCATGTCCCATATTATTTCCTCCTAAATTTCTAAGTCTGGGTTTAATTCTTTAAAACGCGCTACAACGCCGCCATCTTTGCTACCAGCACCTCCTTGAAACCCACCCGTATTGATTTGACCATTTTGAACTTCATCAAATAAATAGCCATCACTTTCCTTTAATGCAGTTAACTGATCCTCAAGACCCGTTAATTTTCCATCTTCCAATTTGATGTTTTTAATTTCTAATAAGGCTTTTAATGCTTTTGCGTTCTTTGGATTAGATTTAGCAATAGCAACATCTAACTCTTTTTCAAACATTAGGTTATTATATTTTTCCTCCCAATCACTGGCAGCATTTTTTAACGCTTCAATATCAATATCTTTAAACTTAGCTAGATCATTTTCTAAAGTTGTTTTTTCGCCTTTCAAAGTATTAATTTCAGTGTCTTTAGCATTTAATTTAGCTCCCCAATCATTTGCATCGTTATTGTGCAGTTTCATGACTGCGTTTACTTGTTCTTCACTTAAACCCTCAATTTTTAATAAATCTTCTCTTTTCATTTTTCCTCCATTAACGCTTTATTTAACGTGTGAAGCGTACACGATGGTTGCTTGCCTTTTTAACGTCTTGCGCCATGACGAAGTATAAAAAAACGCCCCTAGGGACGTTTAATTATTAAATTATAAATTCTCTTGTATAATCTCTTGTTAAGCCATGTTCTTTAACAAAATCACTATTGCGTTTTTGCCACTCTCTAACCTTGTTTTTATAGAAAGTGTTATCTTGACCTAAAGTGTCTACTGCATTAGCTTTTTGTTTCCATTTTCTTATAGCACGCTCATTAGCACGTTGCTGCTGCTCTAATTTATAAAGCTTTTCATTTTCTTTAAGATCATATGTATCAAACGCTCGTTTATCCCCTAAGACATAAGGATAAAATCGATGTTTACAGTTCACACCTCCTAAACCGTCTACACTGCCGTATTTGGTAGCTTCATAAAAGTTTTGATACTTGCTAGTACTGCCCTCTAGCATATAAAGCTTACCTTGCCACAATGCATGATCGGGTCGAGCATTCGGGTGACTTGATACTTCTACATAGTTAGTACCTAACTGCTTACATGCATTCAACGAATGATCATTGGCATTTTGATGCATAGTTGTTAATATATCCCGTCTTGCTACTGCTTCTAAAGACATATTAACGATAGAACCGTCTTTTCTCACATACGTAGCACCCGTAAAGCCTTTGTCTACTAACTGTGTTATCGCTTTCTTGATCTCTATATCATACGTGGAAGTACCACTAATAACACTCGAATATGCTTGATTTAAAACATCTAAATAACCTTGTCTAAATGCTTCTAATGCGTTTGTTTTAACATTCCTCAAAATAGTTTTATCAACTTTTGGTATATTAACAGTATCCTGGTATTTCTTTCTTAGATTGGCAAAAAATGAGTTCTTAATAGCATTGTTATAACTGCTACTTGGCATTGATTTAATAACACTATTTGCAATACTGATTAAAGCACCCATCTTTAAGACTTTTCCCATGTACCAATCATCGTTAATATCATCATCGTTGTAGCCTTTAAGATCATTTGCTATTAGATCAAACAACTGCCCCTCAGCTTCGATATAGTCATTAACAAATTGATTTGCTAAATAAAGCATTTGCTTATCACTTAACATACTATTCCTCTATTGGCGGTTCTTCTTGCGGTTTAGGTAATCTTTTTTGAATTTCATCAACATATTTTTTCGCTTGAACAACTGTCATTTTCTTCGTTAATACAAAGTATTCTACTTTATCTATTAATCCAGCGTTATACTCAATTAGTGCTTGCTTTTTAATACTGTCGGTATCTTCAATTATGCTATCATCAAAATTAACACTAACGTTACAATCAGTGCATTTGTTTAAGAATAAGATAGCTTTTACTAAATCAATTAGTGGTGTTTCTAAAGACAGTTCATGTTTTTTAAGATTAGCGTATAAGTCGCTATCCTCGCTAATGACTTCCGTTGCAGTCTTAACACCACCTAAAGTAAATTCATATCTATTAGTACCCATACCGCACTTTTCACTTAATAAATTTAATTGAAACTGAATTGCCTTGATATGATCATCAGCTCGTAATGCTGGTGAGTAGTCTTTTACTAACTCACCGTTATCTTCTTTGTCACCGATCCAGCGAATAATATTTTCTTTTCTAGATATAACGTCTTTTTTGTTACCTTTATCATCAAAACCGAATAATTGGTTTTTTAAGAATACCATTCGACGACCCGTTATGAAATCATTGTTAAGACTGTCAAAAGCTATATCAATTTCTTTTAATACATCTATTGCATTTCCATATACACTAATCCCCATTGGACTATTAATATCATAGTTGTTAACAATATTTGGTGTAATAATTTGAAACATTGGATTTGTGGAATGAGTTTCCCATTTACCAACCATGTCTTTAATGTCTACTAATATTATTTCATCACCTTTAATTTTAAATCGATAGTTTTCTACAACATAAGCACCGTTAGGTTTAGTATGTATTTGTAAATAATATATCCTTTCTTTATCAACTACTCCAACACTCCCGAAAGCACATTCAGTAATAATACCGTTTTGCCAAGATAATGGATAAATCTTATCCGCAGTTATGTAATCTATTGCTGGTTTACCGTCTTTTATGAACTCTACAAAAGCTCCCGTACCAAAGGCAAAACTTGTTTCAATTAGCTGGTTAGCTTTCTTTCTAAAGTTATTGCTTTTCAATATTTCTTTAACTGTTATATCGCAATTCTCATCATCTATCTTAAAATCAACTTTTTCGTTTAGAAGTAAGTTTGCCCAATCTTCACAAACAGTCTTTGCCATTCCTAACTGTAAAATATTGTTTTCTACTTCACAAACCCCATTGTAAAAAGAGGATTTGTGAAATTCATCTATCTTGCATTCATACCAGTCTTTCCAATCGTCGATTTTACTATAAAAATCGGTCTCTACTGTTTGATAACCTTTCTTTTGTAAGAATGTAATAATCGCATTCAAATTTTATTCCTCTCTTTCCGTTTTTGGTAAAAACATTTTAATGTATTTCCACAATCCCATAACAAGATATCTAAATCCGTCTTGGCAATGATCGTTTTCTTTTACGGGGACTTCTTTTCCTTTGTCTAGCAAATCTTTGTTCCATTCGTATAACGACATTTCCCTTTTCAGATACTTTTGTCGCTTAGAAAACTTTACAATTTCAAATGTCATAATCTTTTGTACTCGGTTAATTCCTTTGATTACCGTATTATCAGCACCTATATAACTGATATCGGGGCATATCCGTTGTATTTCTTCTCTTAGCCCAGCAGCACTCGGATCTATGTAAACATAAATTAGTTTTTTACCCGTTAGATCCTCGCACTGTTTACGAAACTTTTTAAACTCTTTTGCATAATCGCTAGGGCTCTTTTGATGTCCGCTTTCTCGACCGCTATGGTAAAATTCATCAACACCCAATAACTGCTTATTAGCTATATCTAATCCGAAGCATTCAAATGTTGTTGCATTCATTTGTCCGTAGTCAATACCACAACCTAAAAAAGAGCAACTACTATAATCGCTCTTTTCAAAATCGTACATCATACTGTCTTTAAACATATAATAAATAAGTTCATCAAGTCCCGTACATAGACCTAACCATAGCCAATTGTACATCTTTTCATCAAGCAATTTTAATATTTCAGCACTTGCTATTAATTTCTTACCTAGCCATTTTACTGGAACGTCTCGATAATCATTATGAATATGTACGCAGTCGGGGCGCTTTTTCATAGAATTAAGCCATTCCATAATAGGTGCTTTAGGATTACGTGGAGGATTGAAGTAGTATTCCATTGTAAATAGATCATCATTTCCACGGATAAATGTTGCTTCAATGTTTGCTAACTCATCCGCTCCGTCTCCTTTATCGAAGAATTCTGTTAATTCATCAATTTGCACAAGTTTGATTGGTTTTTCTTCATCAATCATACCTTTAGTATCATCTATACTATCGTTTCCCGTGAAATAAATCGTATTGCCGTTAGGCAAGTATTTAATTTCCATTGGTGACACTGTAATCTTAAAATCACTCTTATCTAACCCTAATCGAGTAATCGCTCTTAAAACTTCTTTAAATACTGTTTTCTTTAGTTTGTTATGAAACTTTCTAATTACTACAACACTGCAATTATCATCACTTACAATACTATTAACCGCTTTAATACCGCCCCTTGATGATTTAGTACCAGCTCGGCCACTTGTATATATCTTATGTGCTTCGCTTGTATTGAACGTACCGTGATACTTTGGAATTATAAGCTCACTTAATCTAATCTCTTGGCAAGTCATTTATAATAGTTACCTTTTCATTTTGTTTATTAATATTGGCATTGCTATACTTATCTATCACTATACCTATTGCGGTAGCTAAATTAATAATAGATGTTTTCTCGATTTTCTCTTCTTTGCACATTTCTTCAAATGCCTTATCGATGAATTTGAACGCCGTATCTCTTTTTTGATCAAGGTATTCTAACATATCCCTAGTATTTTGTTCTTTTTTCTCTTGCGCTTTTTTAACGATATCCGTACGATTGGATAGTCTCCTAACAGTATCTTTAGATACCTTATGTTTTCTTGCTACTTCCGAATAGTTTCCGCACTCAACGTAATCAGCTATTATTTGCTTTTTCTTCGCATCTGTTAAGTGTTTTGCCATTCTTCAAGCACCTCCAATATATATCTATTACGTTGTCTAATTCTTCATCATCGTCCATTTCCCCGCCCCCTTATATTATCTAAAGCGATACTACTATAGGGAGAGGTTGGTAATATCGCTTTAGATAGTAAAAAAGCAGCCATTTGACCGCTTTATAAAAGGAAATGAGTATCATATAAAGAAAACTAAAACCATGTTGTAACTCTAACAATTAGTAGCTATTTTGTGGATTAACCAATTTCCCACAATACAATAATAACACATAAACAGCCTATTTTAGTCTCAGTTTAGTCTCAATAGATTTCTTTATCATAATCATCAATCGTCATTATCGGGCTTAAACATAACAACATATTAAGCTTAATGTATACATCATCGAGAATTCGATAAAACGTTGCTCGCGAATACCCGCGTTCAGATGCTGCTGCTTCCCTTACGTATGAATTATCTGGGTTATTAGAAAATATAATGCACACTTCTTTTTCTTCTTCGTTTAAAACAGTTATCGCACGTTCCAGCGAATTAATAAGAAAATTATAATTGCTTATAAGAATATCGTATTGATCGCATTGTTCTATTATCTTTTGCATTTTGGCAATAACGCTACTGTGGTTCCCACCTGGCATATTATCACTTCCAATAGGAATAGCACGTTTCATGTCCATTAGTTCGTCTCTAGTTTCTTCCAAAAGCTGAACAGTGCGTTTCCATTTCTTCCAATTTTGTAGATAATACTTGCTTTCTTTCATTATGCTATGTCCTTTCTTATTAAATATCTGTTTTCAAGGAGTTTATTTGAGTATGTTGCCTTTTTTATATGTTCTAAAGTATATTTATCTTCAAAAAACTCTTCTTTAATATCTCGTAGGAAACCAATATAAATTAATTTTCCTCTTCTTATATCGTGGACCCCGTATTTTTTAAGTTTTCTATATCCATAATCTTCGAAGCCAAGTTCTTTTATAAAGTTTTCATAGCTTTTAAATAAACCGCATATGTAATCTAAGTCACCTCCCTCACTGTAAAATGTACCGTCTCTAGGCACACAACCGTATTTATCTACATAAGTATTTACAATCTCTATATTATTTTTTAATTTGTCCGTTATTATCATTTTTTGACCTCTTTCCTTGTGGATCTTCTCCTATTACATATCCTCTAAGTTTAGGTTTAATTATTCCTGCTCGTACCTTGGTACAATGTTGTATAAATGTTTTCGATGATTTCTTTCCCATGTATGCAGCACATTCCTTAGAACTTCCAACACATACGGGAAAGTCGTTTTCATCGTATATTGCATATAACTTACTCATTTTTTAGCTCTCTAGATTAGCGCATTGCACTGGAAAGAAACGGTTTTCTTCGAAAATATCATATAAAAATTCATCTCCATCTATGTCTATCATTTCCCATTGAAACTCTATTTCTTGTTCGCCAACGCAATTAATACTTGTTTCGAAAATTAAGTTACATAATTCGTTTTTTTCATCCCACACCCACATACCCTCTTTTAAATCTTCAAACTTGTAAGGGTATATTGTATTATCGACTAATTTTATATTATCGTTGTTATTTAATAAAATTGCTTTAGCAGTTACTAAACCGTTATACAATCCGATCATATAGCTATCAGTTAAGTTATTTTTTTGTATTTCAATTACTTCATCTAAATTATTGTTTAAATAGATATTTTGCAATTCTTTTTCACTTTTGACTCCAAAATGTTCTTCTATTAGTTGTTCTATCATATCGACATCTTTGTCAAATGCGCTTGCTTTATCTTCTCCATATGGATCATTTTCAAAATAATAATCATCATTAATAATTCTTGCTAATGCCTTTTCACATTCTTCTTTACTCAGCATTTTCCTTACACCACTCTTTCCATTCTTCTTTTGCCATTACTTCATTACTATCTCCAATATTGTATTCGACTAAACGGTTATCGAATTTTTCTAATTGTTCACACGCTTTATCTAATGCTTGTTCCAATCGCTCGACATAGCTTTGTATTATGTGTAAATAACCATTTATTTCATCTTGATACACATTCTCTTTGTCTGTTTGAATTGTTAATTCATACAAAGCTTCTTTTACTTCTTTATTTTCCATCAAATCCACCCCAGTTCTTTCATTTGTGCTACTATTGCATTATGTATTTCTAAATTAATATAACAATATCCAAAGACACCGTATTCTTTATCGTGTTCATAAAACGAAATCTTGCAATCAATATCTCTGTTCGTCCATATTATTATTTCACCATCGTTGTATATTGTTGTATAAAATCCTAATTCCTCAAACATTTCTTTAGCGGTCATCATCTTTCACTCCCTAAATACGGTTCTGGTAAAGGCATCCAAGCGTCAACCATGTTATATGACCACCACCAATTTCCTCTTGTTTCAAACCAATGTTTTGTATCTGCATGATATTCAAGAATACTTATATGCTTATTTTTAATAGTTAAAACAACTTGTCTATCATCAGGCAATCCTTTTTTAACTGGTACCCATGTTGTTTTATCAACTAATTCTTGTAATAAAATACGATCCATTACAATTAGATCACAGTTACAATTACCTTTTTCATCGAAATAATCATTTTTACAAAGCCTATCTAACGCTTCTTGATATTTTGAATCACTCATACTTCTGCCACCTCATTATTTTGTATTTCCAACTCTTAACGGGTTATAAAATTGGTTTGCAATTTCCTTTTTAACATCTTCAAGATCAATAGTTACTTTTACATTTTCACTAATATAAATATCTCTTAAATCTCTTTTTCTAATCATTGGTGCAACACAATCAGCTTTCATATCCATAGCATAATCCGCATGATGTTGTAGTGGTAATTCAGCTAATGCACAAGCTACCATTCTTTTATAATTACAGGTGCTTCGTTTTTTACACACTTTACATTTTGTTGCTAACATTGTTAAAAATCTCATTATTTAAACATCCTCATCTTGTGGCATTTCAAAATTATATTTTCCCCCACCATAATTGCGTTCTATTTCTAATAATTCATCATTGATTATCTTTCGATACATATTTAATCTTGATTTACGTGTTTCCCGTGATACTTTTCCGTTTACTTCATAATTATCGCTTCTTTGTAATTCGTCTTTAAATTTATCAAACATGCGTTGGGCTATTGCAATATTAATTAGAAATTCATTTTTAATATGTACTTTATTCATTTTCAATTACCTCACAATTACTTAATATTTCATCGATGTTGTACGGTTCTTCGTCTTGCCATCTTACAAAATTAAACATTTTTGTAAATATACGTATACCGCTATCTCTGTATCTCCAAGTAATTTCTCCTTTCCAAGGTTCAATACTGTATAAAAATAATCCTCCATCTTCATCCCTTGCAATAAAGTTATATTCTACTGCCTTAGCAAATTTTAAATATTCATACTCAAATTGAGTAAGTTTAATCGGTTCTTTATATTCTTCTAATAATTCCATAAGTGACAATCTTAAGCATTCTGAACACGTAAAACTGCTACAACTGTTCTTGTTATCGTGCAAATTTGTCGTAATCTGATGTAACCAACATTCGAGATAATCATCACTGTTAGTGTCATGATTTTTAATCTCGTCTTTAATCTTTTCTATCTTTAACATTTCTAAATACCTCTTTTACTATATTCGTTTTCTATCTTAGCAAGTTAGCATCTAAATCTAACCTTTTTCGTGTTCCTAAAACTACGTAGCCATCTTTGCAATATTCGGGGTTATTTAGAATATAAGTCACTTCTACATGGATAAAACGCCCCGTGTAATCTTTGTAAAATTCTTCTAAGCATAAAATATCGCCCACTTTAAAACTACGGTCATTTTTTCTAACCTCAAAATTCTTTTTATCAGATAGCTGCATTTCAAAATACTGCGGTTTTGTTTTTAATGGTATTACTTTCATTTATATGACACTCCTTTATTTAAATTGAGTTAAAAACTCGTCTAACTCGTCCATATCAACATCATCATTGCTAACAAGTTCATTTTTAATTTGTGATTGTTGGTAATCTTTATTTAAATTAGTTATAAGCGATGTTTTAAAGTATGATATACGATTAGCTACTTGCTTTGTACTCATTTGTTTTAGTACGTATTCGCTCTTTATCGCTACATCTACTGCGTTGTATAGTTCTAGACATTCTAGGATAACACTGTCTATCAATACAACTTCATTTTGATTAATAAGGTTGTTTTCAAACAATCTTTCTGTAATATAATGAATAGGCTCTTTTGGCTCTTGTTCATATATTTTTTTAACCACTTCAACCTTAACTTGTTTGTTTGTTGCTCTCTTTGTTGGCTTGCTAGTTGTTTCTTCACTACTGTTTTGTCGAACATCATACCCAACAACGGTTATAATTGTATATTTGTTTGTTGTTTTCTTTGTTAAATCGTTTGAGTCTATTAATTTATTAATAGCAGTTCTAATCTCTTGTGGTGACATTCCTAATTCTTCGCTTAATTTTTTATATGTAGTTACAAAACTTCCACGTCCAATAATTTCGCCTTTCCAATTTTTAGGTTTAAAGTTTGCTGAGAGTAGACAATGTAAATAAACATCTTTCACATTTCTATCACTATAAAACTGCCAATTCAGAAAACTTCTATATAATCTTATGTATGTATCATTATCCACTTCAACAACTCCTTTACTAATCAGATAAGAAAGAGTAATTTACTACTCTTTCTTTAGATCAATCATTATTGGCTCTTTTGGTGGTTCAATTTCACCATCTATATTCAGTTGGCCCGATAATATGCTTGACGGTTCTTGAAGTACAAAGCCAATCACTTCACCGTCTTTATCACGTTTAATTTGATTGTAAACATGAATATCATCAGTCTTTTTAGGGCTAACCTTAGAACTAATAATCGGTTTTATATCCATTTCTTTTTTATCGTTTTTCGGTGTGAACTTAAGTTTTAAGTTAATTTCTCTAGGTTTATCATCAGTTGCTACATCAGCTAGATTAACCATTACTTTAGCCAATTCGCGGTCAAGATCCCTAATGATTGAACCGTTATTTATATCTAAAATACTTCTTGTATACTTAGTCTCCATTTGTTCCGCTCCTCCTATAATGCCAATACTACTTTTTCTCTAATTTCTTTTGGCAATTCAGCTTCTAAGAACTGCTTGATCAATCTTTGCACTTCTTTTTCGAAATATCCCGTATCAGCTACGAATAAAGCACATCTACCTCTATCGTCTACACGTAAGTTAAATTTACGTTCTACTTGGATTAATTCGGGATATGTAGAAATTGGCACTAATTTAACAATCGGGTTAATAGTTACTTGACCCGCACCGCCAGCGAAAGCATCACTTTCTACAATGATTTTTTTACCAATTCCATTATCTTCTTGGTGAACTGTTTTTGAATTATATAAATTACTAATTGTATTGATTAAAGCATTAGAGTTTTCGGTAGCCTCATAGCAAGTATTAACATTAATGATCATGCGTTCGGGGTCTACAAATTCATTTAAAATTAATCTTGGCACAATTGGTGTACATTCAATTAACTCTTGGCGTACGTATGTATCATCTACACTTGTTCTTACGATTATTTCATTTCCCGTAGCTTCTACAATCAATGGTAACTTAACATTTAAATAATCAGCTTCTACACTAATATAAGATTCGATCATTTCAACTAATCCATTCAATGAATGCACTCTTACTAAATCAATACTCGGCGTAACAATCCTTTTTAAGTTACCACCAAATTTGTAATAATTCATTTTTTTAATCTCTACTTGTTCTAATTTGTTTTCTTCTCTTGCGTTCACTAATTCTTCAATTTTTTCAATAGCTTGTTTAATCATTTTTTTCTTTCCTCTTCTTTCTATACCCTATGGGGGTATTATTTTTTATATGCTAATTCTTCGTTTCTATATAAATTTGTACGGTTCAAATCAACTTCTTCAAAATCATAACTATCTGTAAATGAAACAAAGTAATCTTTCTTTATTCTTTTATAGCCATTTAGTATGCGCCATGCATCATTATCTTTATCAAAGACAGGTTTTCCAATTAGATCATCTATTTCATTCCATTTGATCGTATTTTCATTTGTAATCAATTTTTGTTTTTCTTCCATAAATTCTTCCTCTTTGTCTAAGTCGAACAATGTCGGCTGCTTTATTATTTCAGCATGTTTATTTGATTCTAGTGCTTTAAATAGGCTTTCAAACAAATGCACAAGAACGTCAACAACAATGCTATTACCAGCCTGTTTGTATAATTGTGTATTTGATATTCCTGTAATTTTATTAAAATCTTCATCATCGAATCCCATCAGTCTAAAACACTCTAAAGGTGTTAATTTACGTATTCTTAAATTATGCTCTATATTCCCCATAGCATAACCATGAGTTCCAGCACACAATGTTTGACTAACTCCATCAGGACTATATACCTTACCAGCTTGTGAATTTCCTGTTGATACTTGACCAACACAAATTGGTTTATCACTAACTACCACTCCGACATCACTGCATGATGTTTTTAATGTTTGTATCATTCCATGTTGTACTACACCACGTTTTTGATGCGGTCTATTCAAATAGACACCATCACCCTCGTAGGCTTCTTTATAACCTCGTTTGGTTTTTTCTTTTATTTCAATGCATGGTTGTCTATATCCATCTTGCATAGTGTCTAACATTGGCGCTAGTCCATCTTGATCCCATACGCTACCAGCCTGATGTTTAGACGTTTCAGTATCAAATATTCCATATTTCCTAACTGCTTTAATATCAATTGCCGATAAATCAAAGTTTTCAGGAAGTCCATCACTTAAATAATTTTTAGTTCCTTTTGCTGAAATATATTCAATCATTTTATCTGAAATATAATACTTTTCATCCACTCCATCTTCTAACATATCTTTCAATCTAAATTCGAGTTCAAACCCTTCAGGAAACTTGAACATACCATTGTCAATGTCTTTTCTAATAGATACAATGAACACACGTTCCCTGTTTTGTGGGATACCATAATCTTTAGCGTTCAAAACCTGATAATAATTGTTATATCCTACTTGTTCCAATGAAGTAAGAACTATATCAAACTCCTTTTGGAACTTCTTGCTTGTAAGGTTTTTCACGTTCTCTGCGATAGCGATTCGTGGTTTTGTATCTTCTATGATTCTTAATGCTTCAAAGAACAATCCGCTTCTAGTTCTTTCGCCATCTTCTTCGAATCCTTTTTGTTTTCCAGCTAAACTTATGTCTTGGCAAGGAAAACCATATGTAATTAAATCAATATCATTTGGTAATGCTGTTGTATCGATTTTTGTTATATCGCCCAAATTAAGCGACTCATCACAATCATGCATCATTGCGTATGCCTTTGATGCGTATTTGTCAATTTCGCAGTAATTGACCAGCTCATAATTAATATTTAATCTGTCTAGCGCCTTTTCAAAAGCGCCAATTCCAGAAAAAAGTGATAATAATTTCATTTTTTTAAATCAAGGAAAACATGTTTTTATGTGCGCACAACCATTTCCTTTCTTTAATTTTAAATTCTTATAATACTCTATAAATAATTCTTATAATATCGTCTAAACCACTCGGCTTGAGTGTGAGTTTCTAAATATTTAGCTTGTGCTACACGTTTTAGTCTTATCCTAGTTTCTATACTCCTATGAGCAGAGTAAGGCGCTATGCGATGACAATTAGCGCATAGCCATACTTTTAGCCCATCTTCTTCACATTTCTTCCTATCACTCCCATTAAAACAATGGTGATCTTCTAAATTTAAAGTTGTACCGCATAAGTAACATACTTTAGTGTCTTGAATAACCGTTTTCAATCAACTCTACCTCAATTCTTGGATACTCCTTATCGACTTGTACATCATGCGAAATTTTATTTATATACTTTTGTCCATCATCAACCAAAATTCCTTGTTTGACTAACGCATCTTGAATAAATTTTGTTGCGAAAGTTATGTTATCTACATCACGCCGTTTATTTTTTTCATACCACGTAATCTTTAGTTTAATAGGATATTTTTTTATCTTATTTAGTTGATATCTCTTTATAGCTTCTATTACGATAGATTCGTTTTTAAGCTTCATTTGACTGCCTTTGTAACGGTTAGACCGATTGGCGCTTGTATATTCGTTAAGTCCATCTAAACGCCCATAGATAATAAACTCACTCATTAAATAAATCCCTCATTATTACGGGTTTAGCTTTAGCGGTCAAACTCCTATAAAATTCTACTGCGCCTTGTTCAATCGATTTATCGCATCTATAAACCCTACATATATTTGGTCTATCTTCATAAATACGACAACGGCTATTGCTATCAAGCATAGGACACGTCATATCAAATCCATTCAACGGTATGTGATATGATGGTTTCAATTTTCTTTTCTTTATGATCTTCTTAATTTTATTTTTTTCATTGTCGGTAAGCGGTAGAATGTTTGAACAACACCCACCGCATTTACTGCAGCTCCCGTTTTTTAGGTTACATACCATATATATCCCTCTCCAATGTCGGTATATTTAACTCATTACACCAGCTTATTGCAGTATCAATTAACTTGTTCATTTCATCGGTCGTAAACGTAGATGAACCGTAATAGCATTGGAAATAAGCATAATCTTTATTAACATCATATTTAATCAGCTTAACAACTCTAAAGCATTTCTTTAAATCATTCTCAGCTTCCGACAGTACTTTTAAAACCTCATATTTCGCTTTAGATTCATTCAATAGTTTTATGTATACGTCCAAATCATCCTCGTCCATTTTCAAGGCTAGTTCATGTATCAAGGACCATAAATAAGCATTTTGGTTTAATGATCTTTTTGACCTAGGTTTTTTTATTTCAAGTGAATACAACTCTTTTTCCAATTCCTCGGTGTTAGCTTTAGAGTTGTAATCACTTATTGCAAAAGTTATTTCTAAATTGCCCGTATCGGGGTTGATTACTCGATGATGATATCTGGCTAAAAGTTTCATCATTAAAACTGTAGATCATCTTCCATAATGTCATAGGTGTTAAAAGAGTTATCAAACTCTTTTTCTAGATTAACTGCCTTTAAATCATCAAACCTTGGGTCTTTAACATCATACTTGTTCTTTGGTTCTTCCTTTGGTTTAGTTTCCAAAAACTGCACACTATCGCAAATAACTTCAACTACATTTACCTTTTGCCCTTGTGAATTGTCGTAACTGCGTGTTTGTATTCTACCCTCTACACCTACCAAACTGCCTTTAGAGCAGTATTGATTTACATTTTCGGCTAACTTGCGCCATACAACACAATTAATAAAATCTGCTTGTTGTTGTCCGTCTTTACTTGTAAAACTACGATTTACCGCAATCGTGAAAGAAGTAACCGCATCACCTTGTTGTGTTCTTCTTAATTCA